TCTGCGTCAACCGGCTCTTCAATTTCTAATGAGTCGCCTTCGTCATCTGCTGGCATATCCATTGCTGGATCATCTGCCATTGTTGAAGCTGGTGTTTCACCTTGAAGTGTAAGTACTTCATTGTTGACACTCTCTTTGGCTTCTTTAGCCGCATTCAATAAATTATCAATAATTCCGTTTACGTTTGTATTAAATGAACTAGCTGAATCTACACCAAACTGATTTTGCATTTGATCTGTGATCGCCGCTAAATCTTCGTTTTGCATTTTTCCTAAATCTTCAATCATACCTTGTAAAGTGTCAACTAAATTTTTAGAAGCTAAAACTGTTTCAGCTTGTTCTAAATCTTCGCTTTCTTTTACTTCTTCTGATTCACCACCTTGTTTTTTAGCAATAGCTTTCTGTAAGCCAGCTGGTAGTTTTTTCTGTGCCGCTGTTAATTCTTCTCTAACTTCATCACTGTTGTTGTCAGTTGTTAGTGGGCTGTCTTCGCCATCTTCATTATCGTCTTCAGGTGAAGCTGGCATATCAGCTATCTGGCCTATCATTAAAACAATAGCTTCAGATAAAAGAATGTTTTTTGCGTATTCAGGATTTTCGTGATATGAATTGAAAGGTAAGCTTCTTTTAAGCTCTTCACGTTGTAAGTCTAACTGCTCTTTAGTTGCATATAACTTCTCAACTTCGACTTTGTCAAATACTTTAAAGCCATATGTTTCTTCAAGCCAACGATTTACTCTCGCTATCTTGGTTTCATATGTGGATTTTAGATCGTTTAGTTTCATAGTAATGTTATTTATACATCTCCGTGATTAATTTCGCTATTGTAATTGCTTGTTATATGGGTTTTTATATCAAACAGCTCGTCTTCCAGCCTGTCGATAGTTTGTTTAGCAATATCTTTATCTGTTTCTGACAATGATTTATCACGTAATTTTCGTGATTCGAGCCATATATTTTTAGCTATTTCGTTGTATTCTTCGTTTTCGTCTAACAAAGTTTCAATTTCTTTAGAGTCTACACGAGCTCCATTAATTAAAGATTTTACTACGAGATATGCTGTTTCATACAGTCTAATTTCATTAAACAGCCTGTTCTGATTCAACTTATTGATAATGTCATAACTTTTGTACTTGTTTTTAACAACTTGTATAATGTAGTTTCCTACTTCCACTCCATCATCTCGTTTTTTTGTAGATACTGCCACAGTAAATGTTGGATTATTTCTGTTTTTTGTTACAACTTGCTTGACAACTTTATCTGTTATATGATCAAATTTATCTAACATCTCTCTGACGTGTGCAACTTTGTTTTTGTGTGCGTCTTTTTGACCTTTGAATTTCTTTAATTGCAATTCCATATGGTCTAAAAATTCTGTCCTGACTGTGCCTGGTGGTCCCCATTTAGATAAGATTCTGATAAATCTAAAATGTTCTATAGCTGAGTTTAATGAAGGATAGTCAGGAAATCCTCCTACGCAGAATTCTCTGTTCCTGTTGTATGCTGGACCGCTTCTATCTGGCAATTGTCTATTTCTATCTCTATCGAACATATTAATACTATACTAAATTTATTATCAAAGATCAAGTATTATTTTCGTCTCAGTGACTTGTTTAATGCCCTAACCCTACGTGAAGCAGGATTATACTTTTTAGTAAACTTGATTTTTCTTTGTAACCTAGCACCCATTCTCGCTTTCATTTTCTTCATAGTAAAACGTTTCTTGATATCCAATGGTGCAGAGCAAACACTAGGATTGCTAACAATTCTGCCTTTTTTTCTACCAAATGTGCAACGATATTTCTTTACAACGTTTTTACCGGTACGGCCAAATATCATTTTGGCTTCGTGTATACCATCTGTTATAATATCGCTAATAAACATTTTATCTTTTTCCTAACTTAATAGGCTTCAAAGCTTTTATTTTTGGGGATCTTCTTTTCTTAACTTGCTTGTTTAATTTTTTCGCAATCTTAGAAGTTGGATTGTATTTTTTAGTATATGATGATAGTTTACCTTGTATTGTACCACGTTTGGCTCTAGTGGCCTTCATCGTTTGTTTCTTTTGAATATTGATTGGTGCTGTACAAGTGGCTGGGTCGGCTACTATTCTTCCTTTTCTTGGACCCGATTGGCATCTATATCTTCTCTTGAGAGTATTCTTATACTTTCCGTATATTTGTGGTGTGCCTTCGCCTACTATGTCTTTTACTAGCATTGTAATTCCTTACTTTAGAATTGAAGTTATTAGCATCGAAATTAATGTAAAAAACATTGTACCTGCTGACCATAGTATAATTTTTTGCATCTTTTCAAAACCTTTATCAACTTCTTCTTCTATTTTGACCATATGGGCTTCTACCCTGTCAAATCTTGAGTTAATTTCTTCGTGTCTTTCACGGCTTAATGCCACGTGGACTTCCAAACTACCAAATTCAACACTATCTTGTGTTTTTGGTGCTGGGTTATTTGACGGTATCTTATCCATTATTCTCTTTGCTCCTTAGAATTTAGTAATCCATATGTTTGTATTTACTCCTTGAGTGCATATAGTATCACTAAACAAAACAATATTATTTAGACGATTTTCAAGCACTCCCACTGGATTTGATCCTAACTCAAATAAATCTGGCTGATCAACACCAAATGTAACCTCATAAACTTGTTTACCTTTGTGTATTGCTTTACGTGGTTTTGAAAAGAATAACACTTTACCATACATAGTAATCAACTGATGCAGGTGATCAAAGTCTTTTTGTTTATCAAGATCCAAGTCTTCATTTTGATAATCAATCGGTAATGTTGTGATTAATCTGTATACTTCAAGGTTTTCGCTTACTTGCATATATGAATTTTTATTTGAATTTAAAGAATACATTATCTTTTAACTGCCCCAACAGCCACACTCTTTGGCAAAGACTTTTGCTTTACATTATGCCTATCTTTTAAGTTTCTTTCTTTGACCATACTTTGTAATATTCCGTAGAGCTCACTCCTAGGAGAATGGTCTCTTATATACTGCATAATATCAATTGTAATATTGTATCTTTCTTTTTCTTTTAGACGATCCCAATCAGATGCAATTCTTCTTATCTTTTTTAAATCACGTGACTTGACTGCTAACTGAGTTTCTAATCTTAATAATAATGATGACGTTTGATTTTTTGAAAATTTATCATTCGAGATATATTTTAATAGCTGATTAATATCTGAATAATGTCTTTGCAACCTATCAATATATTTTTTGCTAGTTTCATCGTCATATTGTATAATTGATCCTGATCCAACTATGCTGTGTAATAACAAATATAAATCTGTTCCGTTGGATCTGAAGAAATCATAGTTTCCATAACTCATACTTCTAATAATATAATTCCTAGCTATTTTTTGATATTTGTATTCCCCAGTTAAAACTAATAAGGCTAAACAGTATGCGTAAACCAATTCACCATTTTCTGATGCTGATCCTTTTCCTAAATCTTGTCTTGACCTATAGGCTCTGCTTTCACTCAAATCATTAACCAATGTTAAACTTTCTTTAGCAAAATTCTTTTTACTAAAGTCTAATCTGTCAACAACTTTAACAGCATTACCTACGTGATCGACTGCTACGAAACCTTCTTGATCGCTAACTACGTACTCATCGCCTTGCAGTTCAAAAGCGTCAATCTGTTTAATATTTTTTAACTTCTGATATAACGTATTTTTGATTGCTGTTAATTTTAACCAGGCACTATACCAATTTTGAATATTTTTTTTATTAGCCATATAGTAATTTCTCCATTGCTCTAGTGCTAATAATCTTCTTTGTCCTGCTGGTCCTTCTCTACCTGTTTTTAAATTAGCAATAGCTTTTTCAACTCTTGCTTCATAATCTTTTGCAAAGTTATAAAAAAATGCTAATGGATCCTGTGTAATTGCTCCTGCCCTGATCATATTGTTATGATTGGCGTGAACATTTTGCTTGAAATCTTTTCCTAATTCATTTGCTTCTAAAAACTCAAAAATGTTACCTGAAGCATTGATATATTTTTCAGCATCATTGATGGCTTGTGACACATTGGCAAATTCACCTTGTGTTAAATTTACAACGCCAGTAAAGTCTTTTATGTATGCGTCATCATACCAAACTTCTGGTGTCTTGTTTAAACTTGTTAAATCAATATCAAAACTTGCTGTCATACTGTCTAAACTTTTTCCAGAGTAGCTAGTATGGAACACAATACCTAAATTTGCTTGTTGTATTTCTTTCGCTAATTGCATATTTTGTGGAACAGCATAAGTTAATGTATTTGGTTTGAATGCAACATAAGGTTCTCCTTGATATTGTATTGATTTTAAATCTCCTTTGGTCCAAAGTAAATCACCCTGTAATACATTTTTTATACCTAATTTTTGTAAACTGGTAAATGCTTGTGATAATTTATCTCGTAATCCTTGTTTGCTAGTTTCTCCAGCATCAGGATGATTGCCTGCTATGTCATCTAAACTTTTGTTAAGTTTTGCATCTTTGTTAAATGCACTTTTTGTAGCTACGAAAAATTTACCATCTGCTGGATCTGTGCCACAAACCACTGCCGGCGATCCGTCCCATTTTAAAGTCACATTAAACTTTTTTGTGCTCGATGTTTTTGCAAGGTTGGCTAAATTTCTTAAAAATGCAACTGCTCGAATGGCACCTGCTTTACCCTGAAATAGGGCTAGATCTTCAAGGTGTGTAAGATGAAGATTTGGATTTTCTTGTAATAGATCATTAGCTTTCATTATCGTTAGACTCATTTAGCTTTTTTATACCACGCTCAAATTTCTTTGGATCTGCTGTCTTAATGCTATTCACAAATCTTTTGATTAAGTCTTCAGCAACTGCTTCATCATATGATTCATATATCATTTTAGTTACATTGATCGCTGATGATATAACGTGTCCAGCACGAGTCTCAACTAAATTATTCATATCAGTGCTAGGAACTACTCTACTAATCTCCTGCAATATGCTACGTGTTTGTTTCTTCATATCTCTAAATTACCGCCTTATGAAATATTTATAACATTTTTACAAAAAATTAACAGCATTTATTGGCTATTATCAAACGTTTGACGCTGTGACTTCAATAAATCACGTAAACCTTTAGTAATTTCCGTCTTTTCTGCTACCACCGACGCTTCTGATTTATCAGTTACTGTGGATGATCTTTTCTTAATTGATTGTACCAATGCATCTGATGAAGTTGGCATTATTTCAACATCATCTTCATTAAGGTCTGTAATTCTTAATCTGTCAATATCAAATGCTAAATCAATTTTACTACCCACTCCACCACTTGATCTTGTTTTAATTAATTGTATTTGATATCTTCCACGTTCACGCATAGCTCTGCTTGTAAAAATACCTATTAAGTTATCTGCTGTATTAATTTTACTAATACCGCCTGCAATATGACTTTGATCATATTCTACTTCTTCAATTGCACCTCTGTTTAACTGAGATGCTGTTACTAATACTATCTGCTGTTCTACAGCAAAGTTTCTTAGTTCTTCTGATACAAATTTATCTTTAACAAACATCTCTGATGGAGATATTTTTTTGTTTGTGGGCATCATTAAATCTAAATAGTCTACTAATACTACGTCAGGTTGCTCACCTTTTTGAATAGAATATTCTTTAACATAACTTCTTAAGTCATTTGTTGTAGATCCTGATCCCATATACTTAACTTGGAACTTACCTGATTTAGTTTTTTCCAATCTAACTTTTAGATCCACGTCATCGATATTTTTAAATATTTCATTTGTTGGCGTTCCTGTAATCATTGCATCAAGTCTCATTGCACTTAATTCTTCACTTAATTCAAATGTGAAATATAAGACATTTAATCCTTGACTAATCCAGTTCAATGCCAAATTTTGTAAGAATAAACTTTTACCTGCTCCTGATGAGCCTGCAAATATAGAAAGTTCACCTTTGTTAAAGCCACCATACAGTTTTTTATCCAATGCTGACCAACCTGTTTTCACTGTACCATTATTATCTTTAAGTGCTAGTAGCCTTGCTTTAGGATCTTCAAAATAATCTGTACCTAAATCTTTTGTTAGTCCAATTCTCACTGCCGCTTTAATTTTTTCTTCAACAGGTCCATACTCACCCTGTTCCAACATATCAGCTGAATCAATTATTGCTCGTTCTAATGCCTTGTGTCTACAAAACGTTTCGAACTCATCTAAGAACCATTGCTTTTGTGTTTCGTCAATGTTTGGAACTATTGTTAGTTCTATTTCACATTTGGCGTGGACTTGTTGTATTGTTGGTAGTGTTTGATATTTTTCAGAATGCTCCATAAACATTGTGACTGTGTCAAAATATTTCTTACTAAAAAATTGCGGACTAACGATATTTCTAGCCCTAACAAATAACTCAGGATCAGTTATCATAAACTCTAAAAATAGTTTCTGTAGATCTTCTGTATATACTGTTGGTGCTGACATTAATTTATTATAACCTCATCCGTTTCATTTTGCAAGTATTTCTAAAAATTTGTTTGACCATTCAATTGATCCATCCGTGTTTCCGTCACACTCTTGTCTTTCAATAACTCTTTGGGCTCCAAGTTTATCTAGTTGATTATCTACTTTTTTACCTGCATTACAAAAATTATCGTGGGCTCTATCACCCAATGCAAGTACACCATATTTTAATTTGTTTAATGCAACTCCTTTGGCATCACGAATATCTTCCCAAAAGCCTTGTCCGTTATCAGGCATATCACCTTCTCCAGTGGTTGACGTAACAATAGCAACTCTTGTTAACTCTTGTAGTTCACTTAATGAAACATCATCTAATTCTTTTAGGTCTGCTTCAATACCTTTTTCTTTTGCTATGTCATTTAATTGGTTAGCTACCATTTCGGCATTACCCCACATAGACGCCCATAAAATATTCAATCTGTCACTCATATATTTTTACTCCTAATAAGTTGATACAATCTTATCTGCAATT